CCAGAAATAAGTCTACAACCAGCACCACCGAATACACGAGGCAAATAAGTGGGCAACCCCACGCGAACAGACCACGAACGTAGTCCCACACTAGCGAAGCTCAATTCTCGAACGAGATTAGGATGCTGCTCAAAGACTGCCCCTAAACGATACCAAGTAGGAATCTCGGAATTGTTCAGGTCAGACAGAGGAGCATCCGTATGCCGCATAGAAAGAGGAGAGTAAGAGGGAAGGAGCGTGACCAGATTCCCAAATACACCACTAAATGACCAGTGATCGCCATAAGTCGTTTTCTCCTCATTCACACGAACCTCGAGGGAGGCGAGAACGGACCGGAATGTCACCACCCAAAATGGAGGCGCCACAGCTAAAAGATCATCTCCATTAACCAAGGCGTCGATAAACAAACCGGTAAGTTGATTAGTCCTGTCGACGGCATATAAGTTGAGACAATTGAGCACAAACCAGGAAGAGGGCATCCCCATAAGGATACCCTTTTTCGAGACATAGTTACCATGAGAGTCACGGAGATGAGCAGGACCCATAATGATCTTAAACATCTCGTGACAAGCATAGTTCATCTGTCTCGCCTGAGGGTATAGTACCTGTATACCCTTGAGTAAAGCCCACCCAAACCAGAAAGGCATGTAATCAGTAGCACACGAAAGGTCAAGAGACAAAACCTTATAACCAAGATTAGTCCCCGCGCGCACTAAATCTACACAATGCTTGGGTCGATCAGAGGACAAAGATCGGGCAACACGGGAATCTTTCCATAACATCGGGAAAACCAGATGTCTGAAATAATGAGCCCATATAAGGACAGGGGTTGAAAGCGGGGTCACCACCCGCACCTTCGGACCCTTGTCCGGTACCACGACAACTCTGCCTTGAAGGACACGACCCTGCAACCTTAACGGGAGTAACTCAACGTAAGAGTTCCTAAGGGCGACCCAAGATCGCGTAACGCGACCTAGATCATCACTGTGAATATGGCCCGAAATCACGGGGGGAACCACCAAGTCTCCCTCGAGATACGGCCCAACTTCACCTAAGAACCCACCTTGAGACACTACCGAATTCAGCGTTGCACCGGTGCCGAGAGGTAATTCGAACAAACTTTCGGACACACGGTGCCTCTCTACCCAACTACAAGACCAAGTTTCAACCTGACTCGTAATCTTTCGAGAAGCGGGTCGCTGAGCCGAGAGAAGGCGAGAACGCAACTCATTCTCGTGATCTCTCGTATCACCAGGACATCGGGGAAGAGCACGGGGAAGAGTCTGCAAAGAATGCCAAGTATCATTAACAGACATCCTTAATACAGGCCCTAACGCGCACACCAATTCCCAAAGGGGAGATGGTTTCG